GCAGAAAAACATCATCTTCGGGATGAGGAATTCGAACAGATTCTGTTAAGATCCAACCTCTAGGAAATAGCTCTGATATTTGCATAATTTAACACCAACTAGTTTTAGCTTCGCCAAAATATTCCCTGGCGAAACCATTTTGAATTAACATCATTCTAAGACTTTGGCCATTTAATAGTATATCACCAAGGACACGACCGCCGAATTTGTCCCATCCGTATAATACCACCTGTCTAGTTTGACTTTGATTGACCATCTTTTTTGTGAATTCTGTTGCTGCAAGGCCACGCTGTTTTTCTGATTCACACTTGGCCAAATGATTTTTTTCGGGTGTATCAACTCCAAAGACTCTGACCGCCAACTCTGGTTTAAGTGGTGCAGGTAGAAAAGGAGCACTGATAACCACTGTATCCCCGTCATTCACTCTTACAATCTGAGCATCATAGATTACACCTTGAGGTGTTTTTTGACCCAATGCTGCACCCATTGCAGCAAAATAAATCAAAGAAAAAGCCGCTAGTTTTTTAAAATAATCTTTCATGATTCCTCACCTTTGTAAAATTGAAATAATTTTTTTCTCTGGTCCAGACCCCGTAGATTGGGATTTATAGGTTTGGTAACTTCGGCAGTATTTTCAAAATCGTTCACACGAGGTTTAACACGCCACCCCCAATACCATAAAGCAACATTGGCAGCAATTATCGGATCACTGGCTAATTCGGGATTGGCCACCAGCCGATCGTCGCCGAATAATTCTTTTGATGCCGAAGCATAATTGGCTTTGCCAGTCAACTGTATAAATCCTCGTCCACGATAACGCCATCCATCACCGGGTCGTGTATTGCCCAGTGAACGTGCTAGTTCGGGATTATGTCGTATGTCATAATTTCTAGTGATTTGACGTTCGGTGCCCATTTCAATTAACTTAGTAAAGGCACCGGTTTCGTGGTGTGTCTGGGCAATAAATTGTGCTAACTCCAGTCCTTTCATTCCGGCAGTGACCGCAGTATCGACTAATAGATCTCTGAGATTGTTTGGTTCCAAGGAATGCAAGAATTGTACAACCGGATCGATTTTCTTTTTGGGAACTTGTACTTCGGGAGGTGCATCAGGATAGTCTTGTATTGCGGCAGGTTTGCCAAATATTTGATCTTTACTAGGTAAATTTAAATCTTTACCGTAATGAGCTGCACCCATTGCTAATCCTCCAATTAAGCCAAGACGAGCCAGATTACTCTTAAACCCTTCGGTTAGAGCACTAGTTAATAGTCCTGCAATGGCCTGTCCTTTGGACTTTAGCAATTCCTTTGTCTCCTGTGCTAATTGTTGTGCTTCCGGGGAAGCTGCTTTGTCAAACTTACTTGAGTTTACTACTTTATTGATCTTACCCAAATAAATTTCTTGAATACGTTTTAGTAGATCTTCAGCACTAGCGTGGGGGATGCCAGAGGCCGATAATCGATTATTAAGCTCTAACGTACGAGCTAGTCCTACAATAGAACCTATTAGTTGCTCAATTGTAACTTCATCTCCTAATCCAGGGTATCGAGCAAGCAATGGATCTAATTTACTGCACTTGAAGTATTTAGCGATGTCCACTGCCCACTGTTCGGGAATTGTAGTAATTGTAGCAACTTCTACGTCTTTTTGCTTGCTAAACGGAACAATTTGTCCGTTGGACAGCTTAACTTGCACTCCTAAATCCGAAATACTTAGATTTAAAGCCTCGGCCAGTGCAGAATATAGACTAGCACTTAGCACTCCTTTAACACCCTCCGGCGGGCTAAACACATCACTCCAACGAACTAGTTCCCCAAAAATACTAACTAAATCAACTTGAGCATAATTATTAGCACCGATTTTAACTATGATATTTTTTCCATTCTCACTTTCATAAGCACCGGATTGTTGTCCGTAACTTTTAGCTAGATCATAGTAAAATTGTTTATTTTCGTTGTTGCTTTTGTCAGCGATACGTGGAATTATAAACTGTATGTCAATATCACCATATCGACGATCGGGCTGTGTTTTTAAATGACGTTGATAGTAAGTGCCGCTGCCGACGGGACGTCCAAATTGTATAGTAGGAATTCCACGATCGGATAACCATTGATTCATTCGTGGTTCGACATCATTCTTTAACATTTTTACAACCTGATCTAAAACGTTAGGAGTTACTATAGTCTCTTGTGTTTTAGCTGATGCCCACCCGCCTTCAAATATTATATCTCGTATTTTCATTTAATTTTTTCAATCTTAGCTAATTTGATATAATAATCCGGATCCTCACTGAGGTGATCTAGTGCGATTTCTATTGCGGTACTTCGATCGTCGGTGTGTTCATATTCAACTGCTATACCTCTTTTAAGTTGAATACTTAGATATTCTTTAGAGATATCGAATTTGTTGGCTATTTTTTCTAGTGTCGGTCTTTCTTTGGTCAATATCAATTCTTCGTTGGCCAACCCATCCATTAAATTTCGAAACCATTTTGCAGTGCCAAATTGCACATTTTCGGGCAACATAATACCCTCTCTGCTCAATGTATCTCTGGCTGCTGCAACTAATTTTTCGTAATCAGGATCATTTTTAATTTTGGCTAAAACATTGTTAATCGAGCTAATGTCCTTTTCGCTGGCCCCAGACCCAAACAATGCCAATGCTATTTTCGTTGGATTTTTTTCAATAGTCTGATCTGTTACTGGATCCATTAACGCATTTTTATAGCTGTACTTGTAACCACGAGCTCGAGCAATGCTGGCCAACAAAATGTGACGATGCATACCTTTAAAATTACCACCCTGTGGTTCTCCACGCATACTAAACTGTTGCCAAACAGGATCAGCAGTAAACATAAAATCAGTTTGAACGAATCCTAAATTAGGATCGCCCATAATCGGTGCACGAAAATGTACGCTATCACCACTCATAGCCACAAATCCGTCCCGTTTGTTTTTGACATTTAAAATTTCCGAATCGGGGATGCCCTGGGATCGTGCCCATGAAATTAAATTTGTTTTTAATTGCTCTTTGGTGATATCTTTGTCAAAAACACTCAAATCTAAATCACCGCTGCTGCTTTTTCGTCCCGTAGTTCCTAACCATTTTTTTGGTAAACCATCGACAGGATCGAGCTCTTTGGTAAAATCTAAATCACTTATTTTTTCCAACCATTTAATAGTTGGCATTACTTCGGCTTGATTAATTCGTCGACAGATTAAAGTTCCGTCAGGATTTTTAAAAACATTTTGGCTCATGCTTGCCCCAAATTAAGATCTTTGGCGATTTCGTTTAATCTTTTAATCGTAGCAGGATTGGTAACTGGTGTAGCACGACCACCGGTGTTTTGATACCAACTACCCGCTGTACCTGTTCTTGTCAAGAAACTGAATTCCCCAGCATTAACAGTCATCAAGGACGGAATATCTTTAACTGGAAATTGCACAGCGGCTTTAATCGTGGATTGATCATTCCACATTTGATTTAATTTGTCAATATATTCAGCAGGTGCATCTTTACCAGTGGCCGATTCAATCCATTTTCCACTAGGATCATATTTAAATTGTCCTAAATTAGTGTTAACCATTGCACCTGGAGGTGGCGGTGCCGGCAAAGGCTCGCCTAATTGTGGCGTCGAAGGAGCAGGAACATTGGTAGCTGCAGCAGCATAGTTATTTTGAAACTGTTGTGTTAACCACTGTTTAACAGCCGCTAAATCTGTACTGGCAGGTGATCCAGTGACATCAAATTTTTTTGTACTATCCGTATTAGTTCCACTGGGCATGAAGGATTCTTTAAAATAATTTTTAGCCCAATCGACTACGTCATTGACTGTGACTGTTTTTCCACTGCCCTGGATTGCATCTTGTGTCTGCATCCATTCTCCTAGTGCTATATCAACATTTAACTTTAAATCATCACGGCGCTCGATTTGTGCTCTTTTAGTTCTATAACCAGTTTTAAACCCGCTTCCGCTAGCAAGACTTTTAAGACCAGCTCCGACTTTTTTTGCAAAATCAATGGGCCCTTCATTGATGTCTTGCTCAACAACGACTTCTTTAATTTTCATTCTTGGCTCTCCGAACTCCGCGTACAAACTTAGAACTATCTCCGGTTCGAATGCTGTTTAGTAATCTTTTTTCAAGATCTGCCGCAGTGTCTTGATCGAAATTTTCTTTAAGATACTGTAATAAATTTACCGCACTCTGAATTACATGAACTGCGCGATTTTCTGTGATTTGCATAATATCGCCGCGTGTAGTGCTGATATCAGCTAATTCATCTAAGATACTGCGAGTTTTTTTATGCAAAATCGGTCTCCGGAAATGGTACTACTTATTTACCATTTATTCAAATTTTAGAAATCAACTTTAGGTCATATCGTTATTTTGACCTAGGCGACCCAATAATTGTTTTAATTTTGTTGATGATGCCTGCGAGGGTCCGCTATTAACTATAGGTGAAGAGCCAGTTCCGGTATTTTTAATTTTATCTAAAATTTGTCGAGCACTGTCGCTAACCGAAGTATCATTTTGTTCTCCGCTGTCGGTAACTCTAAGAGTATCAACATTAAACTCTAGATCAATTTTTTGCCCAACGCCGTTACTATTACGGGTTTTTAATAACTGTAATTGATATCTACCGCGTTCACGCATTGCTCTACTAGTGTAAATACCAATAAAGTTGTCTGCTGTGTTAACTTTACTGATACCACCACTGATGTGCGCATGATTAAATTCCACTTCCTCTTGTGCGGATCTGTTAAACTGTGCCGCTGTTAACAACACTAACTTGTACTCTTTGGCTAGATTACGCAATTCCTCGGCAACAAATTTATCTTTGGTGAAAAAATCACTGGGATTTACTTTAACTGAACTGGGCATCAACAAATCCAAATAGTCGATCAGCAAAAAGTCCAGTGGACGTCCAGTTTTGACCATTAACTCTTTTACATAGCTACGAACTTGATTAACTGTACTCTGAGCTGGCATATATTTAATTTGAAATTTACCATATTTTTTTGCCGCTATGCGTACTGTTAGTTCTAGATTATCTAAATCTTTAAAAATTTCTCTGCTGGCAATGCCCGATATCATACTGTCCACACGCATTGCATATAATTCCTCACTGAGTTCTAGAGTGACACAGGCGCCATTTAAACCACGTTGAAGCCAATTAACGGCTAAATTTTGCATGATCAAACTTTTACCACCACCACTTTGTGCTGCTACGATCTCTAATTCGCCACGATTAAATCCACCATATAGTAATCTATCTAAACTTTCCCACCCAGTGGCTACTTGGCCGTTTTGATTGCGTAATGCTGCTAATCTAGATTTCGGATCAGCGAAATAGTCTGTGCCCATGTCACGAACAAGCCCAATCTGCACAGCTTCTTTGATTAACTTTTCTACTGGATCATAATCGCCTTTTTCGATGAGATCGGCACTTTTTAAGATAGCCTTTTCTAGTTCTTGTCTTCGACTAAACTTTTCAAATTCATCAAAAAACCATTCAATATGTTGGTCATTGAGGTCGTCTACACGTACAAATTCTTGTTCTGATACTGCACTTATTTGTTGAAGTGTGGGTATAGTTTTGTATTCATCGGTATGTTTTTGTAAGAAGGTGGCCGCAGTTCTAAGACTGCGATCAAAATTATCCGGATTGAAAATTCCTTGTACACGAATATAGCAGTTCGCATCAGTCAGCATGACTTCAAGGAAAAATTTCTGTATATCTACACTAAACTCTTTAAGCATTATTCCAGCGTGTCTTTCGAGCTAATAATTTAATTTTTAAACTGTTGTATTCAGTACTGTTAAGAATACTCTTAAGTACAAATAATTTACCATACTTAACAACTGCATCATTAATATCTTTGCAGGTTTCATTCCATACAGGAAAGCTAACCGACCAATTATATTCTATAGCCTGGTCAACTAATTTTTTACCACTGTCGTCCCAGTCTGGAACCACAATAACATCTTTTGCTAGAGAATCAATAAGATCAGCCTGAGCTTCTGATATTTCATTGTGCATGACAGCCACACCATCGATACTTAATGCATCAAAAATTCCTTCACTGACAATTACTGTTTGGCGTTCTTTGTTTTGTGCATCGATATTAAACACATAACCAGGCTGTGTATCCATGTAATATTTTGGACTTAGCCATTGCACTATACTTCTTGCACTATATCCTACAGTTTTATTTTCATACTTAAATGGCACAATGACTCGATGATCAATACTTTTCTTTTTGTTATCAGTCCAGAAAAAATCATACTTGGTCATATCTATGCCGCGATTACAGACATAATCAACAGCATCTAAAAAAGTGCTAGGACACTCATCTACACCTCTTAGTGCCCAAAAATCTGCCCAAGCACCAAAACTCATTGATCCTTCAGGTAAGTCCTTGGCAACAAATTCTATAGATTGATTGTTTTCGATGTCAGTAATTACTGTACTATCTTTAAGCCGGATTGATTCTAAAACTAAAAACCGTATGGTTTGTTCGTCGACACCTAACCAGCCTAATAATCTACGCATTTTATAAAACAATGCTCGCCCTGGGCGGTAAGTTGCCCCAAATCCACAATTGAAACAACTATAGCTGATACCACCATCGGGTCCTACGATTATTCCGCCGCGGCCACGACGATCTGGCTTGTGCCCTCGGTGTTGACAACAAACAGCATTTCCGCTCAACCAGCCACTGGGACTAGTTCGAATTTTTTGTCTTTGCCAAGCATCTAAAATAGTTTGTTGAATAATATTAGACATAGTAGTTGTTATATTATACAGTAAAATTACTGTATATTCAAGGCAATTTTCAACTACGAGCTAAAATTTTAGTCACTGATCCCGATGTTACATTTACTCTTAATCTCAATGCAGTAAATGATCCTTCGATTGTTAGATGTGTAGAGTTTGTTTGCTCTGTATAATTGATTGCCGTTTGACTGATCCAATCCTCTTCGACTAAAGTGCTAATTGGCTCGGTGGTAACTTGTGGAGTGATTGTTCCAGAAAAATTGTCAAAAAAGAATTGAAAGGTATGAAATAAATTATATCCACTGGGATAATTGCCTGTCACTGCCGAACTCACCAATACATTTGCACTTAGATTGGTTAATGTCACTTCTCTGCTGATTTGAAAAGCAGGGTT